TGGAGCCAGTATTTGTTGTTGGGGCCTGATGAGTCGCCTGCCCGCGACGAAACCATGCCTCTTGGCTGGTCGCCCTAGGCACATTCTATACATTCTTCAACCATTTTATAGTCAGTACTATGAGCAACTTAAACAGCCAAGACATGACATTCACTCTGGACGACCAGTTGGATGTCGCAATCCCCCGATTCTCAGCCCAGACCGTTCTGGATGAGTTCCCAATACCTTCGGTCGACGACTACGCGGCACCCGCCACTATCTCCCATGATAACATTCAGGCAGACCTCTCACTCCAGCTGCCGTTCACCGTATCGGCTGCACGGAGCCGTGTCGGCAATGGTAGCATCGACATGCGGTATGACCTCAAACGTCATGACGCACTGCGCGGTGAGGAAAGCACCACAGTCGGGAGGCATTTCTTCCCAGCCCAAGGCCGGATCGCATTCCGCACTGCACCAGCACATGTAATGTTCAAGTCCGTCTTGACTCCGGTCAGTGCAGCTTTAGCATCTGATGTAGTCGACAAAAACGTCAGTACCGCCGGATCACTGATCAAGATTCTGTTCCCCGACACCACGCCCCAGGACAACATCAACATGAATGCACGTGCCACGATACGTAACCTGGCCGACCAGCAGTTTGCGCCCCACCGGTTTGTTTGGCGCCTGGCATCTCTTTACCTCTCAGCAGCCTGGGCTGAAGTTAGTGGTGCAGCAATCACCTCAAACCAACGAGACCTGGCACCGCTGTTCTACATCAACTCAGTATCGGCGTATGATGGGGTTCTGGCCAGTTTCGACCCAGCAACACAACCCATTGCAGTGCGGTATGAAGGGATGGCCGACATCGTTGCTCCACTCATTGCAATACTCCGGCTTGCTGCAAGCAGGGACCCACTGCTTATGACCACCAACAGGTTGGCACTGCCAACTGTAGCAACTGCCTGGCCGGCACTAGGTGCCACAACGGTGTATTATACCGGACCACGGCTCAGCCATGATGCCATGCTGGGTAACATTGACTCAGCGACAGTATGGGAAGCGGCACTGCTATGGTGTGGACAACATGGGACATTCCAGCTGTTCAACACCTACATTGCCACACTCGCGACTCTGTGGTCAGGTCCTGTAGCATCAGAATCACCTATTCTACAATCAGAACGCTTCTCGCTATCCCTCCCGGCATCATACTTGCAACCGACGATACTCACCCCCATCAGTCAATCATATGTGACATGGCGCAGCGAGAGTACCACACAAGATCCACCTGAAAAACATCAGTTATTTCTCACTGGTGCTGCACGCACCCTGGCAATAGGACTTGCAGTACGGACATATGGGTATAAGGCAGGTATGCCGTACGTTAGCGTAATCGCCAGAGCATCGACTGAGCGTGACTTCATCTTGTCATCGTTTCGCAAGCGTGGCGACTCCGTACCGGCGCTGTTCCACGCACAGGCCACTTTGCGTAGCATAGGATGCACTGGCACACTCGGGGGCATACTACTATCACTGTCACCTGAATTCCCACACCACACAGCCCTCTCGTCATGGTGGCGCAAGCATGCCACGGCTTTCCAGTGGGATGAGATAGCAAACCTGACAAATGCAGTGCCACGGTGCTGCGCTCTGCTTGGCGTCGTCAGACCACTGCATACCATCAAACCGCCAATAGTTGGGGTTTGGTATGGCCCCGATGTTCTCACCAATGCACGTACAGTCGAGGAGGCACTGCAAGGGCTCTGCTACGTCCCACAACTCGAGCTAGCATGGCAGGTCACCGACGCGCGCACTGGAACTGTCAGCACCACGGCAATAACTCGATCAACCAACTATCGCGGTAGCTACTCCGATTGGCAATTTGCCCCACGCTACTCCAAGGACTTTGCAAGAATAGAAATGGTCTTCCGTATAACCACCACAGCCGGCGCACTGGCTGCACACACCGGCCCAATGGGCACTGTACCCTGGAAGTGGTACGTAACACGACCGGTGGTGGATGAGGATCTCACATTCAGCACTGCACCAATGCTGCCCACATTGCTTGAGCCCCAGCACCATGAGCCCACAGCATCCCTGGACCACACTCCACCACCGATGCCACCAGGCGCTATGCCCCCTGAGGAGCCCAACTCCGACGATGAAGGACATGAGCACGAAGCCGCCCCGGGACCCAGTGCACCTGGCGACCGGCGGGTGGTGGAGGTACCGCTCAGCATCACCGCCAAGGCCGACAAAGTCAAGCGGGTATTGCATGATGCCGGACAACCAACAGCATGGATCGACCAACTGATGCTAGGCCTAGCTAGACAGTATGAGACTGAGTGCGCATGGAATGAACGTGACAAGGAGGGCCGCATGCGAGGTGCATGGGACGAGGTGGAACAGTTTGAACCGACAACCATGCTGCGGGCAGTGCCTAACGGCGCGCGCGCAAACACAGCGTTGCTCATGTCACAGCTGTACAAAGCAGCGGCCCCCTGCGCGCACTCATTGACTGCCAGTCGAGGTTGGATAGCTGAAGCAATACGCATGGGCAACCGTGCAAGGGCGCTTAAGACATGTAGTGCACTCACTAGAACTGAGCTCGAAGATTGGACATCACCCAGCAGAGTCAAGGCATCTGCAGGGGTCACAGAAAAGAATATCAGCATGGCGCTAGCGGCAGGGGTCCCTGCAAGTGGATTACTTGGCATACCACCGGTGAGGGGCAAGGGCAAACTGGTCGCTGACGAGGAGGCATGGAACGCAGCCAAGACCGGAGCACAGATGGTGGAACAGTCAACGACCACAGAATTCGAACAGCTGGTGAAGCTGGCCTATGACAGTGGTGAGGCCAACTCAGACATGGTGATAGAGCTGCTCGCGTATGCCCCTGCATGGTTGCCAGGGCCTTCGAAATCTGCTAAAGACGACGACAGCAACCCAGCCGACGCTACCCCTCCAGTACAACCTGCGCCCGAAATAGCTCCTGTGGTCGACTCGCCAGAGGCAGACAAACACGTCGCGATTGGCGGCACATCCATAGCGGTTATCAAAGAGCAGCTGATACCTGGCAAAGACCAAGGGCCGTCGGGTTTTGGGAGCGCCTCACCGCCTACTACCATGTCGCAGGGCATGCCACAGAGCACTACCTCAACCCCCGATCAAATCGCAACTACACCCCAGACCAACAAGGACAATACCCCACATTCAACACCGACTACCGATGCAACGACCCAGGATGCCCAGGCAACCGCTCGCATGAGCTTCACGGAATAGGTGATCTGCTACGCAACATAAGGAACTTCAAGGGGCTCACAGCCTCCCCTAGTGGGGAGGCCACCCTTAAAACCCTTTTTATGTCCAGTGCTGCCGGCTATGAAGACTATCTCCGCGCTGGCGCCGCGCTCATGGCACCACCGCTTGATGGTTGGTCAAGGCCACAGCCATATACCGGGGAAATGGGCCCGACCACGATGGCCAGCATATTCACAAAGGGCGATTCTGGGACTGGTTCAATCATACAGCTGACGGTCACCACAGTATACGAGGTGCTGCAGAGGGCACCAGTACTCTGGGAGAGAGAACTCATGGGAGTGAACCAGGGGCATATGCAGTGGTCTGTGGCTGCCATGATACTCGGTATTAACTCACTAGCTGCTGCCCATCAACGCGTGCTGATCGATGAGTATCACATGCACTGGGTACCACTACACCTCTGGCGTGTGGTCTTCAAAGATTGGGTGGTTGCCCTGCGACGTTGCCCCATCTATGGAGTTGACCCATCCATCAAACCCGAAGAAGTGCTCATGTTGCGCAAGGTATTCAACTGCACGTACCGCAGCAAGGATGAAGCCGACTTTGCTGCTGAGCAGGTGCGCAGGACCAAGGAAACACCAGCGCACTTAGGGCTGCGACCCGACGGCCTGCTTGACAGGCAGTCTTGGAACAAGGAGCTGGGATTCCAACTGCGCCAACTCGCAACAGCGGTCGTATCAGGCACACTCGCCGGCGCACGCCTCGACGACATGGACACATGGTGGAAAGCGCGCTGGGCGTGGACCCCCGCTGGATCATCCAGCAACCGGGCCATCACCAATCCCCTCAAGACCGATGACCCAAGGCTCGGCTCCGACGCACGTCCAAACAAGAAGAGTGTGTTTGAGGAGCTGCCAGACGACCATGCGATCAAGCTGCGAGATTTCTACTACTTCTATTACATGGCACGGGCATCGACCAAACCTGAACCAGGTGGCAAGGCCCGGGCATTGTACGCGGTGTGCGATGAAAACTTCATCATAACAGGATTTGCATCGGTGCATACTGAGAAGAACATGAACATGTGGGGCATCAAGGCCAAGCAGACTCCAGCTGACGTAGTCGAATGGATAGCAGTTGACCGCAGACGCAAGCCCGGTCAAGTCTGGATATCACTCGACTATGCAGACTATAACACTGAACATGAGGACGCAACCCTATCGCAGCTCAACTTCCACCTGGCAGCAGCCTGGGCAGCACTCGGCGGAGCACATAAAGCAGCCAACGACAAGATGCGCTGTGCATACTGGGCAGCGCGTGCACACCGGAATAAGTGGGTGTCACATGACGACGAACAGTGGCGGACATTCGCCTCTCTGTTTTCCGGTGACAGGGACACGGCACGGGACAACACGATGCTCCACGGCGTCTATTCTCGGATGGCACTGCGGTTCACACAGATCATCGACCCAGCCGCGAAGCTGATATCGGCGAATTACACAGGCGATGACGAGGACACACTGATGAATGACTGGGTTTCCGCGCTCCATTACATGATGATGCACCACATAATGGGTTTTGTGCTCAAGCCAGCTAAACAAATGGTATCCGCTGTAATACACGAGTTCCTACAGCGCATGGCAGTGCCAGATGCGACGCCCACGAGACCAATATTTGCAGTCCTCGCACAACTGGCATCCGGGAATTGGTATAAAGACGTGTACATATGGTACGACTCGGCCATAACTTCCGTCTCTGACAATGTCTGGGAACTGGTCTCCCGTGGGATGCCCATCAGCTACGGCCGTAGACTAGCGGTCGAGGTTCTAAATGCAACTATGCGGCTGCCGATTGCCAGGCACCATGTAGATGGTGTATGCGTCTCAACCACATGGAAACACCTTGAATGGTGGGATTATCGCAACGGCGGGACCAGCGAGCACCCACTCTGGGCCGGCACCGGCACACTTGGCACAGTTGCGCCTGCCATCAGTGCCAAGCCAATCCCAGGTGCCAAGGCTGCAGGCAATGCCTCAAAAGCCTGGGTAGCACTCAAGCGTGCCGAATTACGCATTGAAGATCAGGCGGCATGGGACCAGTACGGTGAACACTGCATCAAGGAATCATATGCTGGGCTGTACGTCCGCACCCGTGCTGACACGCATCGCCGATTCGGTGAGGCGGAATGGCCACTGCGCTACTCCAGGCCTGAGCGCTTGGACATACCCGGACCAGTACCGATGGAGTCGGTACAAATTGAACGGTTGCTCCTCACCACCTCAGTAGATCGCAGGCCGGCGAAAGAGAGTGAAGTGTTGGCCCGAATGGGCCTCGACGCCCCAATGGTCTCAGCCCTAGGCGGTCTCCACACCGTATTGCAGCACATGCGGCCTGATGTCATGCGCTACTACTCTCGACCACAGGCGGATGGATACATACCACTGGCTCTCTACTGGCTCGACCCAGCTATCAGAGCATGGTACGGCAGTGCGGGCATAGCACAAGTGACGAATGCTAACATGTATGCGAAACGGCTGAATGCCCATTGGCCAGGACGCTTTGCCCAGGAACTCAATCCCGGGAACACCACTACCCGACACATCTTCCTTGCTCCCAACGGCGCTGGGAAGTCGCACTTCACCCAGGATCACCCATGGTGTGCGGACACTGACAAGATTGTGTCAACATTGCGGCTGCATGCCGAACTGCACTTCAATTCCAAACTCCCCGAGCTTGGGCGCAACAGCAAGATACTAGACGCGATCCATGACGTGATGCTCAAACAGAACTATTATGGGATGACTACCCAGATGGACCCATCTGAGTTCATACCCACACCTCAGCACCGCAGTTACACTATCCGGCTCCATATAATCCGCCCCCCTACATCTGTTCTACTCGAACGCCTCAAACTGCGCGGCTGGGACAACACCAAAATCGAACGCCGCATAGCCCGTTGGGATGGAATCATCGCACGGGCACTTTCCAACCACTGCTGGCTTTCCGCCGATGAGCGGGCCAGCATCACACACACGACTGAATTCCCCCATTACAACAACTACTAACCTCAACAGGACAATTCCCACTTCGGTGGGAATAAGCGCCCCCCGCCACCTGAC